TGCTGGAACTATCTACTGTAATTCCAAGTTTCTTTTGTACATCAGTCATTTTTGATGCATCTTCAATTAATCTTGCCATTTCAGTTTTTGTACCACCATATCCAAGCTTTAAGTTATCTAACATGGTATAGTTTTGTTTAGCAAAACCCTGGTATGCGTTTTGAATGAGACCAATATCGGTGCCCATCTTATTGGCGTTATCCGCCATGTCGGTGATAGCCATATCCGCATATTTGACAGCCGCTTCCGTATCGCCGCCCAAAGAGGAAATCAGCGAAGCGGAGAAGGATGTGACCGTGGACATATAATCATTGGCGGACATACCGGCCGTCTTATATGCGTTGTTGGCGTATTCCTGCATAGCCGCAGAGGAGTCTTTGAACAGCGTGTCGATACCACCGACCAACTGCTCATACTCGCCGTATGCCTCAACCACTGCTTTGCCCAAGGAAACGGCTGCGGCAGCGGCGGCGGTAACCACCGCGCCCATTGCTACGCCGACACCCTTCAGAACAGATCCCAACTTGGAGAACTTTCCTTCGGAGTCTTCAGCGGCATCACCTGCATCGTCCAGGTCATCTGCCATCTCATCGGCAGAATCTCCGGTCTCATCCATTTCCTTGCCCATGGAATCCATGGCGGCTTCATTATCGGCCAGTTCACGCTCCATGCCGTTCAGGGCGGCTTTGGCGTTATTCAGCTGAATCTGCCATGCTTGGGTCCGGCGGTCGTTTTCGCCAAAGGTCTCGGCGGCATTAGCGAGTGCCTGTTTCAGCATCTCCACCTTTTTCTTCTGCGCCTCAACCTGTTCTGACAGCACTTTGTGCCTTGCGGCGAGGGCGTCGGCAGAAGTGTCATTTTTGGTGAATTGCGACTCCACCAGCTTCATTTCTGAACCGAGGACTTTGAAGGACTGGTTTATTTCACCCAGGGCCTTTTTAAATTCCTTCTCACCCTCAAGACCAATTTTTAAGCCAAAAGAATCTGCCATTTAACCACCGCCTTTCATTAGATTCCCTCCGGGATGATGTCATCAATGAATCGATCCCGCTTGGGTTTGGAAATGCCAGAATACTGCTTGTGACACTCCCAAAGGTCCAGGAGTAGGCCAAATGGCATGAGCCACACCTCATCCTGTGTCAGATGTAAGTGGGCCAAGCCATAATAAAGCAGCCGGGTAAACAGTTCTGCGTCTGTTACTCGGCTGCTGCTGCGTTTTTTGTGTCTGCCTCGCTCTCAATATTGCGCTTGGTACCCTTGAGCAGGGCATCCATGATGGCAGATTTGTAAGTTGCCAGATCTGCGGGGACGGTCAGAAGCTCCACCATCTCCTCGGTCAGCAGTTCACGCTTGTCATCCTTGTGCTTGAGATTGTGGACAAGGATGGACTGGTTTGCCAAAAGGGTGATGAGCCATACAATCTCACCGATAGCCATCTCGAAATTCTCGGATTTCATAAGGCTATCGCCCAGGTTTTCCAGACCGCCGTAACGGCCGGCTACCTCCTTGGTGGCTTTCGTGGTCAGCAGAAGGGTGTATTCCTCGCCGCCAATCTGAATAACGGATGCACGATTTTCAATCATTGATTAGCCCTCCTTATTCCGCGCTAGGGGTGGTAAAGGAAGGCTCATACACATCCTTGTACCAGTTGGTAATGGTTTCTGCTTTGACGGTAGCATCGCCTTCGGTGACCTCGGCTTTCCAGGGGTGCGTACCCTTGGTATCCGGCTTGTTCCGGCGAAGGATGGTACCTTCGATGGTGGGCGTGGAGAAGGTGATGCTGTCGCCCTTGGTAGCCAGGGCGGTGGCGGGGATGCCAAACTTGACTCTGTACAGCCAGAAATAGCGGTACTTGCCATTGGACTTCTTTGCCCGGAAACCGACAGCCACAGGAGTTCCGCCATCTTCCGCAGCGGAAATAACGACACCGTTATTGTCGATGGTGGAACCGGTAAGGTCGGAAGCCACGCTGCCGCCCAGGTCATCCACACCCAGGGACAGGGTGCCGGACTTAAATTCCTTCACGATTTCGGCAGCACCGTCATCTGCGTACAGTGTCGCCTCCGCAAGTTCCACGGAGAGGTCAGCGGTCATTGCCTTTGCCAGCTGGGTAGGCGTAGCATAGGTTTCGTTACCCTGGTCATCTTCGGTGATTTTTGCGTAATACAGTTTATCAAGACCGATAGTAGCCATGATTAATCCTCCATTTCATAATAGTGGGCCACATCCACAGCGTAGTGGTAGTAGCCAGTTTCTGTTTCATAACCGATAAATCTGCGGTCGGTTATGGTGAAATCCGCAGCCAGGAGCCGCTTCACAAGGGCATTTTTGTCCTTCGTGTAGTTGCCCTGGCAGTAAAGCGACAGCCGGACCTCCTGCACATCAACGCCGGGGGCATTGTCCGCATGAAGGTCGAAATTGTCGCTGATGGGAGTCACAACGATGTATTTTCCCGGTGCCTCATCTTTGAACACCCCGGTTTCAATGGGGATACCCAATGGGGCGACCACAGTCTGAATATCAGCCAAAAGGCTCATCGCTTTTCGACCTCCTCTTCAAATTTCTGTTGCATGGCAGAAATCGCAGCTGCTTTTGTGGCGGTTTTTGCAGGTTTCATAAACGGCTTTGCTGGCTGACCATGCTTGCCGTATTCCAGGATGCTAGCCAGCTTGGCATTGCTACCGCCGTCGGAACGAGGCTCGGCAAAACCAATTTTGACATTGTGGTTTCCGCTGCGGTCTAGTTTTGCCGGAGAGAGACCCATGGCTCCTGCCAACTCACCAGTAGATCTGGAGTCATATTTCGTACCCCGTCCCACAACGCCGGACAGATTTCCCTGTGCTTTTGCAAGGACTACTTCGCCGCCCGCTTCCAAAACAGACTCGGCAACAGCATCAAAGTCCTTTCCCAACCGGGAAATCCGCTCCAGAAACTCGTCTGGCATTTTGATATCAACCTTTGCCAATGGTCGCCACCACCTTCTTTGCTAGCACTTCGATGTACATACCCCGGCCCTTCACATCTTCAACGGAGGTAATTTCAAAGCGATTTCCATCGCTGACGATGATATGGTCCGTTGTGATTTCCAAGCCAGGGATACACCGGAATCGGAATAGGTCGGTCGCCTCGGAGAATGCAGCGGTATTGGCCCAACGCTGACTTCCATGGCGACCTTCCCGGTAAACACGGACAGAAGCGAGGATTTCGTCTGCGGTCACAGAGAAACCCTCGCTGTCCTTTGTACGCTTTGTAGCGATAATATCGGCAAAGCCGTTCATCTTACCAAAACTCATACTCACACCTTCCATTCCCGGTCGAGCCGCAGGAGCAGGTTGACGGTTGTCCAGACTTGCTGTCCGGCTTGCACATTATCTGCAAAGAAACCGCCTGTGGACCCGTCCCTGGACTCGTAAAAATGGGAGGCAAGCATAATCACCGCTTGCTCCGTAGTCGGCGGCATGGGGTGGTCGGCATAGGTGCCGGCAGGAATATGCTGATAGCTTTCGGCATAGGAGACGGCGGCGGTGATATAGCCCTTCAGCAAGGGATCGTCAGCCTCGTGTTCCAGTATTAAGTTTTGCTTGACCTTCGCCAGAAGTTCATTCATCGCCGTCGCCTCCCTTTATTACGCCGCAGCCATCTTCAGCAGCTTGACTGCCTCGGGCAGAACCAGCTTGCCGTCCACGCGCTCCTTGGCAACAAAGCCAACCATGCCGTTTCCGGCGAACAGTTCCTTCAGTTCGGCGAAGGAGCGGGTGCCACGATCACCGATGTTGTAGTAGTTGTAGTCGCCGAAAGCGATGGCAGGCAGACCTGCGGTCATCACGGGGAAATAAGGAGAGGTGTGTACAGGGTAGCCCAGGATGCGACCGGGTTCGCCGGCCTGCAGGGACTCCTGCCACAGAGGTCTGCCGTTCAGATCCTTCAGCTTACGCAGGGCAGCCAGGGTCTGGTCATTGCAGAGGAAAGAGGCGTTCTTGCGGTAGGGACGCTTCAGAGAGTACACCAGGTCGACGATTTCGTCATAGGTGATGTCATCGGCAGCTGCGGTGGTGACACCGATTTCTGCGCCGCCATCAGCGGCAAGCAGACCCAGGGGCTGACCGACGCCGGTACCATTGAGGAAGGCATCCTCTTCGGCATTGGCCAGAGCCTTGCCGAACTGGGTGATGATGTAGTTCTCCAGACCGAAGGCATTGTCATACAGCAGTTCCTCGGTCACCTTGATGGCGACGTGTAGCTTGTGAGCATCCAGAATAATCTGGTCGAAGGTGGCATCGC